CCATTCTTATTATTTTTTGGTGTTGCTTCACCATAAGTAATTACTTTTGATTTACCTAGACTTGCAGTACATTTTATTGCAACTACACCTTCTGCTGAGTTCTTCTCTACCTCATCTAAACTTTCAATGACTACACCTTTTTCTTGTCCTGCAATCTCAATGTATCTATGCTTCATACAAGTTGCACCATGTTTTTCCCATAAACATTCTGAAGGATTAAACTTAAGTTCTTCCAATATTTCTTTTACAATAGGATCAATCTTCATTCTTTTTTACCTTTCTTTTTTTTGGTTTTGTATTTAATGATTTAATCATCTTATCTTTAAAAGCTATCTCATCTTTTAATAGTTTTATTTTTTCTTCGTATTCTTTTTTAATTTCTTTTATTTCTTCTTCTCTATCTAATAACTTTTGACTGTAAGTTTTTAATTCTTTCTTTTGATTTCTTGTTTCAGTTTGATACTGAGCCAACTTAATTAATATTGCGTCTGTCATTTTCCTCCCTATAGTTTTTCATAAAAGTCCTCCAATCTTTGCATATCTTCTTCATGGTAGTTTTCTAATAAAAAATTAGACTTGTAGTTTCTAATCTCAGACCAATCCACACCAATAATCATAGCAAGTTTTTTTATATTACCATCTGCAAATCTAAGCATTTCTTGTCTTTGTATGTTTATTTGTATGAATTTTTTAAAGAAATATTTAAGTCCTTCAGGGGATAACTCCCAACAATTGTCAGGACTAAAGATAATATAATCAGTATCATTTACATATATTAAATATGGTTTGTATTCGTTGTTAAAATGTTTGCTATAAATAGAAGTTTGTATGCAATGAGTGAACATAGGTTTTTTTACTTTGGTTGCTTTTGTAAAAACATAATCCCCTATTCTATTAGTATTTGTATCTACCTTTTTTATTTTTAAAGGTTTCAAACTAACACTACCAAAATTATTTTTATGTTCAGTGAATATTTTTTTATCATGGTTGACACAATCTATATGTCCTTCGTTTGCAAGGTTTAATGTTTGACCCATGTACTTATCATTATACCAATCAGAAAAAGATAATTCTTTTTCCCATCCTTCAAAGCCACCTGATATTTCTTTGATAGCTTCTAAATGTCTTTCAACATAACCTTTAATATGTCTTTCAATAAATTTTATTTTTAAACCATGCTTTTCATCAAAAATAAATTTAGTAAAATAATTAAAAAAATTACTTTCAACATCTTCAATTTTTGATTGACCAATTAATATGTTTTGAAATTGGTCATGTGCAAAAGTTCCTGCTTTGAAACTGCTTGATGGTCTTTCTTCTTTAAATTTTAAGTATGGCATTAAATGATATTTATTAAACCACATCCAATTAGTTAAGGATGTTTGACTTGGGGATGTTGTGGCTTTATTAAAATCACCATTTGTCCATGCTAAATCTGTAAATCTTTCTTTCATTGATAGTTTATTTACAAATTATTTACAATTAAGTCAATACTTTTATTTGATTTATTTTAAAAATAATGTACTAAGTTTTAATGAATGTAGAAAAGGTTCATCTAAATTGGGAAGAAATATTATCAGGTTCATTAACTGGGATTATCAGAGAAGTGGAAAGTTTAAGACAAAATATTGAGTGGGGTCATGGTGCTAACTTTGATCGTTATCAAAAGTGGGGAAAAACAATATCTGGTTCGCTATGTGAAATGGCTCTTTCTAAGATAATGAAATCTTATTTTTCTCATAGTGTTAACAATTTCTATGGTAAAGACTTAATCATAAATGACAAGCCAGTTCAAGTACGATCTCAGTTGTATTCTAAAATAAATAAATCGCTTATAATTAGAAAAGGTTTTAAAGCTGAAGATTATTACTTTTATGTGGCTGATGATACTCCAACCTTTTATTTTTATGGCTACATTCAAGCCAAAGATTGTCAGAAATGTGGCAGATGGACAAACTTCAACAAAGAAGATAGACCTTATGTTTGGTCTATTCCAACAGATAAATTAAAACCAATATCGGAGTTTATAAATGAGTGATATTAAATGTGCATTGTTAAAACCTTTCGGATCAACAATATTAAAATCAGAATTACCTGATGATTTAGTAAAAGAATTTTTAGATGATTTAAATACAATCAGATCATCCCCAGAAAAAATAGAAGGTCATAAGTTTGGTCATAAATTGGCTGGTAATTTATACAAAGAATTATTGGTCAGTCATCCTGTCATGTTAAAATGGAAGCAGAAATATTTTGATACATTAATTGTTCATTATGCTACATCCCATTACAAAGAAAAAAAGGTTAAGCAAATTATTATTACAGCTTCTTGGCATAACATACAAAAGTCAGGGGATTTTAACCCATGCCATACCCACACACATTTTCAGGATAGACATCTATCCCCAGACATTTCAACTGTAGGTTATATTAAATTACCAAAGTCTATGGTAGATTATAAACATTCTAAACAACATCATGCTGTTGGTGGACACATTGAATTTGTTGAAGGTACTGAGGATATGTTCACAAACGCAAACTATCTTATACAACCTATGGTTAAAGATTTTTATATATTCCCCTCATCTTTACGTCATGCTGTATATCCATTCTATTCGGACAATGAAACAGATGAGAGAATATCCTTTAGTTTCAATGCTAAAATAATATTTGATGAGTAATACTGAGCCATTCTTAAAAGTACCCCATTCTTTGATAGACAATGAGGTTCTAACCTCTGTTGAAAAATGCCTCTATATGCTTCTGACAAGGCTCAGAACTGCGAAAAGGGGTTGTGTGCCTTCCTATGCCTACTTAAAACAAAAACTCAAAATAAAGGACAAGAGAACCATCCTGAAGGCTTTGGACAGACTACAACTATTCGGATATATTACATGGGAAAATAGAGGTAAGGATAAAACTAATAAATATTATTTTAGAGGGGATGAAAACTTTCAATATATCCTTAATAATAATATTAGACTTAGAAAGATTATGTCTGCTAAACAAAAGAAAATATATGTGGATAAAGTGAGGAAGAAGTTTGTGGAAAAAAGGGGGATAAAGTTGGTAAGTAGTTAACATCTTATTAACATGGGGTCTGGCAGTAGGTGTCTTGCACTACATTTTTTGCACACTACCACCCCAAAATATGTACCTTAATAAAGAACTATATATATAATTAACTAGTTAGGATTATGACTAAATATGTACCTATTGAAACTATCAAATATGAATTAAGTAAAATTAGAAAGTCTTCTAATTTTCAATACAGACAAGCTATAGATAGAAATCGTAAAAATCAGGTTAAGCACCCCCCCTTGATAGACCTTCTTAGATTTCTACAAAATAGAAATACACCTGAAACAGTTATAGATGAGATAGTGAAGGAATACTGGTCGGAAGTTGAAAAGGATAATAAGTTTGAAAAAGTAATTGCTAACAAGCTCAAGATAAAGTATGCTAAGTAAGTTAACATACAATATCTAGGTATCTTTCGGATATGGGGGTTAATTCTTATACCTTTCTTTCTACAACCCCCTATCCTCCTCATTTATTTCTCTATGTTTGTGTCAATTGTTTTTGGAATTCCATTGTCATCAATTACTATTGATTGTCTAAAAGTTTCCTGATTTATTTCTGTCCAATCCCAACAATTATATTCAAGATATTTTTTTAAAGTTTTTTGTTCTTCTTTATGAACACCATTTAATTTAATTATTATTAAATTGTTTATCATTGTTTCCTTCCTTTCTTTATATTCCAAAGTGTTCTTGCATAGTTAAGTCTTTGTTGCTTTGTTATTATCTTCTCTGGAATTAGTCTTAATGCTTTGTTGTTTATCTTTGAGATATTGTTCATATCTTTTTCTAATCTCATGGTCTTTCTCAAAGGTATTTACCCCACATAGTTCTAAATCTAATTTGTATTCTAAATAACCTTTGATCCTTTCTTTCATTCATTTATTTAATTTCTTCTATATCAAATTCTATTGGATCAGGATCAGGATAACTATAAGGATCAATTAACGCATCAAAATCTGAAATAAAATATTTTACATCATCATCTGTTGTTGACATACAAGTTTTCTCATCTACTTGATATTTTTTATCATTAACTGTTAATAACACATTTCCTGTATCATCATCTATTTCTGTATATGTTTCTTCTGTTTTAAAATACCTTTTTAATGCTTGTGATATAGCACAAGATTTACAATTTCCTGGTTCACCATTTTTTATATCTTCATTTGTAACTTGTATTTTCATAGTTCCTCTCTTTCTAAATTAATATTAATGTTATTCCTATAATTGTCAATAGCATAATACAAATTAGAATAATTCTAATCTTTGTATTCTTAATAGGTTGTCCAAAGATAATCATTATACATAATTGTATTTTTTGTTAATTTTATCTAACCATTTTATATAAAATGAAACTCTATTACTTTCTTCTTCATTGTATTCACCACACATATCTTCATACCAATTTATTCTTTCCATTTTTTCATAAAGTTTATGCAATAAATATAAATACTGATATTTTTTAGTTTTAAGTTTTTGTTTTAATAGTTCCATATTTACCTTTCATTGTTGTAGTGAGGCAATAACAAGTAAAGCAATCTCAATAATTATTATTGCCTCAATCATTTAATACATAGCTCTTAGTTTAAAATTAACGTCAATATAATCATCATGTCCATTGATTAGATCAATATGATGATCTAACTTTCTAACTAACTCAAATAGATCATAGCAATCGCCAATATTTAATGTCTTTCCTTTCTTGACTACTGGTTTTTTTAAATCAATATATTTTTTTTTCTTCTGATCCCATCTTTGAGTTGTCTTATCCACTGGTGTTATATTAACATCATCAAAGTTAATACATGGTCGCATATTTACTTCCTTTCTTTGTTATCGCTTTCTTTCATTATCATATCAATCAAAGTATCTGAGCTGTAATTTTTTAATAGCTCTTTTAATTGATCTATCGCTTTCTTTTTTTC